AGTGAGGCTTTAATAATGAAAGCTGATAGCCAAATCCTACTCGTGACATACGCTCAAGCATTTCAGAATTTACATAAGGACCAAAGACATAGACCAGATCTCCATAACCTTTTGAGAGATCTACAGTTGATACGTTTTCATTAATCAATCCATGAAAATCTGAGAGTTCTTGAAATCCAAGATATGCTGGAGAGCGTTCAATTCCCTCAAAAGTAGTAAGATAGCCAGCCTTCCTCAGAAAGTTATTATGGAAATCGAACATCTCCTTATATCCTTTCCAACTCGTGGTTCTTCCAATCCACTTATTGTGTTTTGCATCTTGCGTCTTGATGTCAGCTTTCCAGTACTTTTCTTTTACAGGATCGAAATACATTCCAGGCTGAAAGCCAAGAACTTCAAATGGATTGTCGTCAATAAAGTTTGAGAGCCCGCCTCCACGAATCTTTGTAGCGTATTGTGCAAAATCATTGGTTACGCTATGAGCAAAGATGATGTCTGCTCTTTGAATAGATTCATCCATGCATGCATTTCTTCGAATAGATTGCATAGAATGATCGTGTTGTATAAGAACAATAGGCTTCTTAATTTCATTTAGTGCTCGCGAAAATCCTTGAACAGCTTCATCACTATATGATTCTGGAGGAAGACTATTTACGATTACGATGTCACACTCGTTTGAAGCATGAATCATGTTATCGACTTCTTCTTTCTTACTCAGTTTAAGTTCAGTAATGCCTTGAGTGTCATGGGCGTTCTTTCTTGTCCATGATTTGTCTCTTGATGCAAAGGCTACGAAATCGTGTTTATGTTTCTTAAGCCATTTCATCTGTTCAAGTGTGAACTTAGTTACTCCACACCCTTCAATACCTCTACCCATTATAATTGATATTTTCATGATTTAATGTGAATGTACTTATAGGCCTTTTCTAGAATAGATTTTTCATAAGATTTATCGTTTAACTTCCGGTTCCGAGGACTCGGGTGAGGAAGAACAAAGTGATCAATTCCAGCTTTCTTAAGAGCCGCAGAGGCAAATCCTCCAAGAGCTAATACTCTTTTATATGGACGCGCTAATTCAAGTGTAGTAAAGTCTACATCACTGAGTTTAGGATTATCTTTTGGGCAATGAAAGGTGTTTATGAATGAGAACTTATCAATCTTAATAGTATTCATCCATAACGTTAAACGATCAAAAGTCGAGTTTTTTCTTACTCGACTTCCCGTAATTTTATTTGAGGGATTCATCCCCACTACGATTGTTTTCATTCGCTAAACTCCCAAGTAACACCTGCTTCTTCAAATAGACTTAGAGTTAATTCACATGAATCTTTCCAGTTTCCGGCTCTTTCTATTCTAGGCATAACGATATGCTTACATCCAACTTGAATCATACCCTTTGCACACTCTGAACATGCTGGAAGCCCATGAATAAACATTGTAGAATCGCGAAGGGATACACCATTCATTGAAGCGTTATAGATCACATTCATTTCGGCATGAACTACGTATTTGTACTTGATCTCGCGATTGCTATATCTTTCTTCTGTATCATTTATGAGTCGAGGGAATCCATTATAACCCTGAGAAAGAACTTGGCCACGATCACCGATAGCGACTGCGCCTATCTTTCGAGATGGATCTTTTGACCAAGATGCAACTTCTTTTGCGAGGTTAAGGTACCTCTGTTTCCATTTACTGTCCATCTTTTAAGAGATCAAAGTGTCTTTCGTAAACGTGTAAAGAACCAACATTCCAGATGATGTTACCTTTTTCATAATTTTCATCTGCTTTCTTATTCAAATCTTCGAGTAAACGATCTAGAACTATTGATTGCCAATAACGATCGTTCTTATAACCAAAGACAACATCATTACTTCTCATCTGCACGACTGCATGAAGCTTATTATCACGAAGTAAGTATTGAACTGCGTTTGTGCACATGAAGTCGGACATTCCATCTTTGCAATAATCTTGGTGCATAGTTGGACGAGTGTAAATCATGACAGCTCGACGAGAGTTGCGGTGTGCTAATAGTTCAAGAAGAACTGACCAATATTGCTTATGGTTTGCTTCAGAGTATATGCACCAACCATAATTTGAATTGATGTAACCTTTTGTAGAAGCAACTTGTTGCCAGATCTTTGGAGGACCACCAGGAATATCTGATACTTTTAAAGACAAAGAGTCATACCACTGAAGTTCACGCTCGACGTACTCAGTAACTTTACCAAAGATTGCTTCTTCGTCAGCTATGAAGTTTGCACCAATCAACTCGATAGTTTTTACACCAGTTTTATCAGAGACAAATCGACCTGCGGCCAGTTCATCAATGAAGTGTTGACGTATGTCTTTAACTCTTGGAAGATTTATCATTGGACTTTTGAATTGGACGATTTAAAAAATCACGATCAGAGGTTTGACCTTCAATACCGCCACGTATATATGCAACGATAAAAGAAGAGTAATTAATAAGATCCTTCGCAGAATCTTCAATCGATTCAAAGTTAGGTTTGTAGTTTGGATCATTCTCCATCGCTTCGATGACTGATCGCATTCTCAACGTTTTTGCATGAATGATATCAAGAATAGAAGATACACCACGAGGATAATAATCAGATTGACGAATTCGGCTATTTGGATTCTGATAATCGTTTGACTTCTTCGTTTGAAGTTCGGCACATTCTTGGAGAACTTTGATGGATTCTTTCATAAGGGATTAATATAAGTTATTTTTCAGTATTTGTAAACTATAAAATGCAGAGATCAAGTAAGATTTTTCTTCTTCGAGCGGCTGAAGAATCTACTCGATAATAGGTCTTTCCGGTTGAAGATACCTCTTTCCTGAAGTATCCAAGCGTCTTCACGAGTTCTTTAATATCAATCATCCAGAGAGGCGTATAGAGATACTTGAGATACGCTATCTTTTCATATCCAATCACCATAAGCACGTCACAGTATTTGGAGCTATGCAATAAAGATTTAATCGTAGTATCTGATATGTTCCAATTAAGATCTCCGTACTCAGGATGTAAGAGGCAGCTTTTTACTTGAATAAATCTACCCTCACATTCTAGATCTTGCATTCTTTTTCCGAATGGAATACTCTTTGCATTATTTACTGCCGGCGATACCTGCTTGAATAAGTTATTTAAGAGTAGATAGCATTCAGCACCCATTCCCGGTGCAGTGTGTTCGCGGATAGTATTTTCATCGCGATACTGAGGGTGACCTTCAGGGTACTTTTGTTCACGAATAATATTGTTTACAAATAGCTCTAGATCTTTGCTATAGTCTTTACCCACATCAAGCACGCCCCTCTGGGCACAATAATTCATCACCGGTTCAGAAAAAGGTTTCATATAATATTAGGGTAAGTGTTTATAGGCATACTCTATCGCCCTATCAGCTTCATTCTTCAGAGGACGATTCTGGTATATATTAGCAGTTTCAACATCGAGTTCACGAATCAATTCGGCAATTTCAACTGCAGTGATTGGATAACTCTTTTTTACGGCGTTGCATGCGATACTTGTCATGATCTTATAGATCATGCGATATCTTCCGCTGCCATCAATCATTGCAATACTTTTATATTCGTTTATAAGTTTTTTGTTTACGAAAGGGCAATCACGATAAGAACTCCAGGAGATATTCTTATTCGTCATTGTATCTTTGCGAATGTTTAGAATTTCTTTTCTTATATTATCAGGAAGTCTATCTAAAAATGAATTTCCAATCTTTTCAGAGAATTCATACTTAGTCATGAGTTCTTCAGCATTCATGAACTCACCTTTTACAGTAAAGATAAAGTTATCTGCATTTGGATACTGAGCTGGAACATAATACATCCGGCTAAAATCTTTTGTTTGCTCGTCTCCAATAGAATTAAATTCTTTACTCAGGGCATACCAAAAGTGACGAATTTTTTCATTTGGAACATGAGAAGATAAAGGGAAGACTAAACGAAACTTTGGTTTTTCTTTTGTTGAGGATGCTGTAGAATAACAAACGAAGTAATACTTGTTCTTATACTTCTCAACGATATCTTCTACTCTACCTTCATAGCTATCTACGTCAAGAGCTGCCCAGCCAGCCCAGGCGATTACATTTACATTTGCTCGCGTAGTGTTCTCTTTATAAATCGCAGGAGATATCAAAGGAGAAGATTTTTTCTTTTCTCCTCTCTTTGCTTTATATCCTGGCTGCTTTGATAACTGATAAAGCAGCGCTTCGAACTTATCCCAAGACTTGAAGTCCATTCGCTTCGCAGTCTTGTTATCGAAGATAGATTTAAAAAGAGTAAAGCTATACGTCATTTCTTCTGGAGTTTACTTAGTAGACCTACGTTATCTTTATGCTCTGGAGCAACCCAGCCATTTGGTTTAATGAGATCTGGAAGTCCTAGAGGATTTGGCCTTGAAGCTTTGATTCCTACTTCTTTCGCCATGTTTGCTTTGTGTACTTCGTCCCATGCTTTATAAGCATCAACATCAAAGGCATCAAGAGTACCTATTGCAACAACACAAAGATCAATCAAAGCGTCGACAATATCGTCCACTTCTTTTGAGTTCTTCATTTCATTCAATTCTTCTTCTAGGAATCTAATTCTAAATTCTAGAAAAGAATAAAGTTTTTGCTCATCCAGTGATCGAATCACAGGATTGACTCCAAACTTTTTATGCATGTCGCCGATATCTTTAACCCAGTTCTTGCTCATATTTGTATCCTATATTAGTTTTGGCTAGTTGTAAACAATTAAGAGAAAAAACTTTCAAGATTTGATCCGCCTTCAGCTCTCCAGCCTACTGCTTCAAGTATCTGAGAAAGAGGATCTAAGAAAGTCTTCTGGAATTGAATGTCACGATCAACATACTTATGTAGATTCAATTCCTTTGGAAGAATATCAATGAAAGATATTACATTCTCTTGAATAACATTTGGAGTCTTCAGATATGTAAACTTGATCTTTTCTCCGTTCTTGATCAACTCATACTTTCTCTCGAGTCCATTACGTTTTACGTGATGATTAAAGAGTAAGGCGCCTCTTACATGAATTGGAGTTCCCGTTCCTCCACCTTTCTTATAGATTGTAGAGTTTGAAGCCCACTCGCTGAGATTGGATACTCCTCGAGGAAAAGCAATTTGCTCAGGAGGAAGTTCATCAAACTTAGATCTGAATTCTGCAATTTCTTTTTGAACTGCAGCTTCATCCTTTGTCATAATCGTTTTAAAGAGATCTCGCATTGCATCTCTACAAACTTCAGGAGTTGAGGACTTAATCGCCTCAATACCCATGATCTTAATTTCTGGCTCATCGTACTGGACGCCTTCGTTGTTATGAACGTTTAGGATGTATCTTTTCTTTGCTGTCCAGATTCCACGATCAGCTATCGCTTCACGCTTCATCATCATACGATTCTTTGGACAACCCATTTGTTTTGCAAGCTTTTCGTAAGCTGCGTTTAAAACAGGAGTCACGCCTTTTCCACAGAACTCGTCTAAGAACTTTACAGGATTCTTCGGTTGAAACTTTTCTACAACCTTTTCCATATTCACATACAACGAATCAGTATCAATCGCGATTACATAGTCTACGTTGTTTGATTTTAACGTATCATTCAGATATTTGTTTACGGCTTTTTCTGCCCAGCGAATCGCAACTTGGCCAGATAGAGTAACTGCTTCTGCAACTCGTATATCGAAGTATCGAAAGTAAGCATTACCTAAAGCACCGTATAAAGAGTTTAAAAGAATCTTTACTGCAATCTGTTGATTATCTAAACGAGAGATATCTCTCTCAAGTTTATAAAGTTCTACTTTATCACTTTTTGGAAGTGCAGCTTTCTTCTTCTGAGCTTCGATCTTTGCGTTTTTAAGAATTACACGCTTATCGTAAATTTCATTAATGATTCGAGGTATGACGCCAATCTTATCAGTTCTAAAGTGTACGCCATTTACTGCAGTAATTACTCCTTCACGAGCAGGAGTCCAAGATTTTCCATTTAGTATAACAACGGGAGAAACTC